CATACCAGCGGCAGGGGTCATCAGGCCCCCCGAAGCAGGGGTGTGAACCAGCAGAACGTGGTTGCCACCAATAAAGCTGTTGCTTTCAGCGACACCCTCAACCGAATCATTCTCGATTGCTTCCATCACATAGAAGTTCTCGACTTCAAAGATTTCTGCCAGCTTCGAGTTAGCCACCAGAGCAGTGTTAGTGATAGTAGCACCACCGTTGAGGCGATCCAGAATATCAGGGTTGTTAATCAGAGCGTCACGAACTTCTTTACCGACAACCATAGTGTTAGGCTTAAAGCCACCCGACTTAAGTTGAATGGTACGACGCAGGCGAGTAACGTCCTGAATCGGGGTCGAGTTGGTGTAGTCGTCCCAGTTAGTGACTTCAGCAGCGGTGTCGTTATCACCGTTAGCAACACCATCCCAGTTAGTACCCCAGACACCATCAGCGAAGAAGGTGGAGGCGAACTCGTTTTCACGGTGGATCAACAGACGGTTAACCAGAGTGGTCGAACCTGCCGAGCGGATGTCCAAAGCGGCATCTTCATTGGCAAGCGTCTGCTCGTCAAAGTCCATACCAAGGCCGTACACATCAGCAAAATACGAGTCATTCGAGATGCTCATGCCGATGCGGTTGACTTCAGTGCGCGGGGCGAGTTTCTTAACGTCACCCTTGCGGTTCATGTTGTCGCGGTCGTAGATGTAGTACTTGTCCGACTGACGCTCAACGCCAACCAACGGGAACACCTTGTCCGCGATAAAGTTTTCTTGAGATTGTACATAAGCCAGCGTCAGGTTTGTGAGCGGCTGGTCAATATGCACCTGACTTGGAGTCAAAAGAGGCATAATATTTATCCTTTGTTTCTAGTTAGGCCGCAGCGTTGCCGCCCTGAATGAGTTCAATGGCAAAAACTTGACCATCAACGGCATCCTCAAGAGCATAACCCATGATAACATCGTCAGTGGCAGCAGTCACACAGTTGCCGTCAGCATCAGATGCAACAGAGTCACCAGCAGTGACAGAAGCACCAGCTTCAACGATAGTCTTGCCTGTCATAACGACAGTAGCGGCTTTGCCAGCAGCATCAGGCTCGTTGTAGAGGACACCGATTGCTTGTGCGCCATCACCAGCAAGATCGACCTGACCATCAGCAGCAAGTGCAACGAATTTGAATTGACCAGCTGACAGATCACCGCCAGCTTCGAATGTGCGCGTATCGCGACTTTGGAATACGGCCATTGTTATTCTCCTTTACGAATGGCTTTAAGGACTTCCCGACCTTCATCAGTCTTAGAGACCTCAGCATAGGCTTGCGGATAGTCCGATTTTTTCATTTCCTTGGTTTCCATGTGGGCTTTAACCATAGCTTCCATCTTGTCGTTTGCCGAGGTGAACTCACCATTAACATCCGACTTACCAAGTTCTTCCATTTTGTCCTCAAAGGCTTTATCAGCAGCGTGAAGGGCTTCCATCAGCATGTCCACTTCGTCCATCTTTTCGACAGCAACCAAGAGGCTTTTAGCAACCTCAGTCTTGAAGTGGGGCAGTTCAGCTTCAGCACGTTTCGTCAGAGCGGCATCAGCCTTTTCAATCTCTGCTTCCTCAAGTGCTTTCAGGATAGGTGCAGGAACGTCTGCCTTGTTGATTTGCTCACCGCCATATTCGATGAACTCTTCAGGTGCTTTTTTCTCAATAGCATCTGCCTTAATCACGTAGCCTTCATCCAGAAGGCCTTTACGCAGGCGTTCATTTTCAGCTTTGAGTTCTTCGGCTTGTGCTTTGAGGGTTTCAACCTCGTCAGCCGATTTCTTCATGTCATTCTCATAAGCCTTCATAGCTTCTTCCTCAGACATCCCTTTGTCCATATAAGGCTTCAGCTTAGCTTTCATGTCGTCAGACATCTTTTCAGTAGTTTCTGTCATAGTATCTCCTTGGGAGGTATCTCGCTTATACAGAGGGGCCATTGCCAACGGGTTCGCAGGGCGATCTACCAGCGATAGCTCCTCAAGTTGGAGTTGTTTAAGAAGGTTAGGCAATGTAGTCCTCCTTTACGGCACGGCCCCCAATAGAGAAGGCCCTTAGTTCACCAGACTTGACACGCTTCCAGACGGCATCATCGTAGACTTTATAAGCCACAACCCATCCTTCACGGTCACACTGGATTCCGAGAGCATCACAGATTTCTTTGGTAACTGGCAGAGAGTGGATGACTTGCCCTGTCGCTTCTCCCTCGTGCATAGTTTTACCAATCCGTACATGCTCCATAAACTCATTGACAGCCTTGACCAAAGTCTCAGCCTCAATAACGTCACCTTGGCGGTCTACTACTGTCTCACCCTTTTCGGTAATGACAGAGGCCCAGCCATAAATGATTTGTTGTTCTTCATCGACCTTAAGAATCTGGCCGGTAATGTCTGATTTTGTCATCTCACTGACGGTCATGTCTTCTTCCCACATCCGGCAGGACCAGTAACGGGCTGACGTTTTGTCTGTTGCAGTGTCGCAGTTGTGACGAGCGCGAAAATTGCTACGGGCATCAGGGTCATCACGTCTAATCTCCATATCAGGGGAACCGAAAGTCACCTTCTTGGTCTTATCACCATCCTTGACGTAGACCCCAAACTTTTTGCTAGAGCCACTAGGCAGACGGAAAGGCTTGTTGAGAGTAACCTCCTCGCCTTGGTAGTCAGCTTTACACATGATCTCAGCCACTACAGCCCTAAGAGCCTCTGTACTGTCCATACGCTCGTCTTCTTCCTCTTCGGCATACTCACCACCCGCCATGTCACTATAGTGCTCTAGGTAGGCACTGTGGCTCTCTCCGGGCATATACACTGCCTGACCATCATACTCATGCACATGGATGTCACCTTCTAGTCCAAGGTCCATACTACGAGCGCGGGCTTCCATCTCAGTGGTAAAGATGTCATTAGCGTATTTAGCCTTAAGAACTTTGGTCATACTAGCGTCTCAGTCTATTGGTTTCTACGAGGGCCAAGCAAAGATTACTGAAGGCTCTGGTGTTGTTGGTCTCTACAAGTGATACTCGAAAGTCTAGGTCAGTTTTCTCTGGGAAAGACGGATATATCGGAAAGTGTATAGAGTAGTTGTTTTGGTATACTTCTGCGATATGACCAATCCTAAACCTACCTACACCACCCTCTCTCACAAAAGACCTAAACTGTGCGTCCTCACCCTTTTGTACACCGTGGTCTTGATGAAGGATAAAGCCTGTGTAACCTAATGGGACTGTGTAAACCAACTGAAGTGACTGGGAGAACCCAATTTCAATGTGACCCACTACTGTTCCAGTTGATGACCCTGTTCTAGCAGTGATGATACCTGCGTTCCCTTCTACGCCATTGTCATAGGTAATCTCATTGACCCTACGAAATGTGTTGACGGAAGAGCCTGCTGTAAGACCATTGAAGTCTACTTCTTCTTGTAATCTATTCCAGTTCTCGTCCAGCCCGTCTATAGTAACACTGCCAGTGTCAGAGGCTGAAGTAGAAACTACATAGATAGTCTGAGGAGTGTCTAAGGCTGACCAAGGGTAAAGACCACCAGCAGTCCAAACTGTAGCACTAGAGTTTTGGTCAATATCGTTGTTGAGTCCATTTTTGAACACCACAGAGTAACCGGGGACTTCGTTCTTAGCGATAGAAAACCCGTGGTTCTCAAACTTCTGTCTCGCCCAGCTAGGCATTAGTTTAACTCTCGTGTGATGACCAAAGGTAAGCTACCAGTGTTAGGGAAGGTCTCAACATTACCATCTGAGTAGGTAACTTCAAACTCTACGTAGTACGTACCTACTGTAGCTGTATCCCCTGCCTGCCAATCATATTGAACTACACCATTCTCAGCATCCGTGATAGTCATCTGTCTGGTTAAGACGACAGCCCCACTGATAGCTTTCATGTGCAGCATTACTACAGCAGCAGTGATGTTCACCGGGACAAGATTAACGTCTGACAGTGTAGCCTCAAGGGAAGGAGATGTGTCATTCTGTTTAATTCTAAATGCCATTATGCTACCCTATTTTGGTTATTACTGAAGTCTGCCGTATTGTATGCCTCAGACAGTGTAGCTGTGTTATCTGAGTTAGCTGTGACGGACACAACACGCCTCTTAGAAGAGTTGATTGAGAGCTGACCAACAACAGGGACACCAGTGGTGATACCTACCCCGACAAGGATATTCGTCTCAACCATTGTTGTAGTTGCAACTACAGGTTGACCTGCCGTGATGTTGTCACCAACTAAAGTCTCATCCTCAAAAGCTGTGATAGATGGGGCTGTCGGTTGGCTAGTTGTAATACCATTAGGGGAAAGGACGTGTGTCTGATTTGAGGTTGCTACACCTACAGTTGGTGGTGCAGTATTGATGTTAGCTGCTGTAAGGTCGTGGGTCTGAACAACCGTCTCTTCCTGAACAACAGGTTGACCAGTGACGACCCCAACGGAGATCAGGGAATGATCTTGCGTAAAATCAGGATAGGTAACTACAGGTGTACCAGACACAATGGGAGCAGCGTTAAGTGTCTCGTCCTCTGCCATTGTGATAGAGGGGACAGACGGTGCCGCAGTCGTAATACCGACAAGGCTCAGGTCATGGGTCTGACTGATAGAGCTTGCTTCAACACTGGGTTGACTAGTTGTGATGCCATCAGCAAGAAGTGGTGTGGTCTCAATTATGGAAGGTTGACCAAGTACAGGCTGACCTGTCGTGATGACTACAAGACCAAGGCTGTTGTTCTCCACAATGGCAGATGAACCAACACTAGGTTGACCAGTAATGACTGCTACTGGCGAGAGGTCATACTCTTGCAGTAGGGCAGAGGCTTGTACTGTAGGTTGTCCAGCAGTGATTGGGTCAGCAGAGAAAGTCTCTTCCTCAGAAGCACTGATAGCTGGTACTACAGGTTGACCAGTTGTAATACTATTTGCCGATAGTAGGTGGCCCTGAACAACCGTTGACAACGGAACGATTGGCAATCCTGTCGTGATGGCATCAAGCGTGAGGCCATGCCCTTGAGCAACATCAGACGCACCAAGAACAGGATTACCCGCAGTAATGTTATCACCGACCAATTCATAGACGACAGCCGCCCCATCATCCGCTAGGGGCACAGAAGCTAATGGGGCGAAGCCAAGCATGGGT